TAGATTGGTGACGGCCAACGATATTGCGCGCGTGGTCCGGGACGATCTGGGCAATTCGCTTTTAGGGGTTTGATATGGCTCTGACTAAAACAGCGCGGACGGTTTACGCCAGCGCTTCTCTTGCCGCTGGTGCTGGCCCGGTGTGGGGTCGGCTGGACATGAACTCAGTACAGGGACCAAGCCGCCTCACGATAAAAATCACCAATGGCTCAACGGGTCCAACCACCCAGTGTACCGCACGAGTCCTGATTGCTCACAACTCGACATTGCCCTCTGCCGCGAGTGCAGGCACAGATTGGAAAACTCTTTACGCTCCGGTGGGCCCCGGCACCGGCAATAACGCATCCATCGAACAATCCTATCCTATCGGACCCGAGGTAATGTGCCTTGAAGTCGAATTTACTGGTAACACAGGTCAAGCTGTAACCGTTGAGGCCTATCTAAGCGAGTTGACCACGGTTTCGTAATGCCGTTACTTCAGAATCAACCGCTTTATCCGGCAAGGATCGATCTAAGCCATCCAGCGTTCGCTGGAAGTTCGGCGCAGATTATTTGTTTCGGTGATCAGAATGGTTTCCTGCGTAACGCAGGTAATCTCATTGCTCAGCCTACAACTGGAGGAACTCTATCATCCGGCACGACTGATGCCGGGTCCGCGTTGGCGTTCAACGGTACGAACACCTATCTCGATTTTGGCACGGCAAATATACCGACAGTCGAGTTCACGTTCCTGTGGGGCGGTATCTTTGACGATAACGACTCGCCACGCGGCTTTATAGATTGCACTAATAACGGGATTTCTGGCTGGAACATCTATCAGGATGGTACTGATGGGATGTACTTTAATAACTCCAGCTATCCTGCAGGAAATCAGACCACAGGCTGGACAGTAGGACAGTTTTGGCACGGAGCTTTAAGGAATAAAGGCGGCGTTTCCTGCGATTGGTTCAGGAACGGCACGAAGATTTATACCGGGACAGGGGTTAGTCCCACTGCTCCGACTCTTCCGTTCTGGGTTGGAAGGCTCAAGGTAGGCGGTCTGCCTTACCTGAATGCCAGGTTCAGTTACCTGTACCTGATTGACAGGTATCTTAGCGACGACCTTATCAAGTCGCTTCACGCTAACCCGTGGCAGATATTCGAATCAGAGCCTGAGGTAGTTTTTTATCCTGCCGCGGGTTCAGGCGCACCCCTTATCGGAGTTGGCCAGATCGTCAGCGGGGAAGCCTTCGGCACTGCCGCGCTTGGCGTGGCGATCACGTCGACCGGGATCGCCACAACAGCGGCAATAGGCCAGCCAACTGTCGGCGCGGTGGCGCAGGACATATCAGGGGCTGGCGGCATTACCACTGCCGGATCTATTGGATCCCACGCTGTTGCAGCAGTACTCGTGCCCGCCGGTATCGCCAGCGCGGAATCCGTGGGACAGCCTGCTTCAGTCGCAGCTGTTGCAGTTTTAGGCATTGCCTCTACTGAAATGGCGGGACAGCCAGGGACCAGCCTATCAGTCCATGCGTCTGGAATCGCCACTACCGAAGCGCTAGGAAGCGCTATTTTAGCGGCAACTGTTACAACCGCGGGCATCGCGTCCGCCGCGGCAGTCAGCGCACCGGATGTCGGGGGCGATCCCGCGGCAGGCATAACCGCTGCCGGCATCTCCAGTGCGGAAGTGCTGGGCCAGCCGTTAGCTGGTGTATCGGTACAAACCGCGGGCATACCCCCTACCGAGGCCATAGGCCAGCCAAGCATAGGCGCAGCCGCGGCGGATATAACGGGTGTCGGGCAGATTGCTACTGCCGCAATGTCGGGCGCCCCCGCCCTTGCCCCTCGCGTGAATGCCGCTGGAATCCTCAGCACGGAAGGCGTAGGTAGCGCCGCGCTGGATGTTCGCATAGCGGTCGTAGGCCTTGAATCAGGTGCCTCTGTCGGTATGCCTGTCGTCGGCGAAATACAGGCGGCAGAGATCACAGGTGCGGGTGCGATAGCTGCGGCTGAAGCGTTCGGACAAGTATCGGTATATCCACGAGTGCCGTACACCGGGACCGGTTTCCAGCCCGGATCAGGCCACCGCCGGCCAATCCGCAATCGCCCCGTGCTGCATGTCGAACTAAACAAACTGCCGCATGGCATTGGAGCTGGCGGAATCGCGAGCGGGGAGCGTTTTGGATATCCCACACTTAAATGGGGCGGCCGTAGCCGCAAGGTGCGCGATGAAGAATTCCTGCTTCGCCGTGCCGCGTAAGGAGAGCATATGAGCAAACTGTTGGACATCGTCAATTCCCCCTGGGCCATCCAACCGGACAAGTTGCGCGAAATCCGCGCAATCTATGAGACGCACCTCAAGGGCGAGAAGATAGACCTGGACGGCCTGCGGGCGCAGACCGGCCTCCCCCTGGTGAACGGTTCGCAGGGGTATGACGTGGTCGACGGCGTGGCCATCATCCCGATCATGGGCGTGATTGGAAAACGCATGAACATGTTTTCCGCCATTTCCGGCGGCGCTTCTTCCGAGCTGATCGGCAGGGACATCCGGGACGCGATCGCGGACGACACCGTGCGCGCCATCATCCTGCACATAGACTCACCTGGTGGCACGGTGGACGGTACCCAGACACTAGCGGATATCGTGACCGAAGCGCGACAGCAGAAACCAGTCGTAGCGTTTGCCGATGGACTCATGGCTTCAGCCGCGTACTGGATCGGTTCGGCTGCGGAAGCAATCTACATAGATGGCCCTACCACGGCCGTCGGGTCGATTGGAGTGGTGGCGTCCCACACTGATATCAGCCAGGCCGAGGCAAGCAGAGGGATCAAGACTACCGAGATTTCTTCCGGCAAATACAAGCGCATCGCCTCCGCCTACGCACCTCTCTCAGAAGAGGGTAGACAGTCCATACAGGAGATGACGGATTACATCTATTCCATATTCGTCAATGCGGTCGCGATCAATCGCGGTGTAACTGTGGAGACCGTTCTCGCGAACATGGCCGACGGCAAAACCTTCACCGGACAGCAGGCCATAGATGCAGGCCTGGTGGACGGGATAACCACGCTTGACGCATTGATTGCCAGCCTGGCGGCAGGCAATGATCCACTCACTTTGCCAGCCGGTGCTGCTGGCGGTGTAAAAACCCGCGCCGGTGTTGCGCACGCCCACTCATCATTTGATAAAGGAACCGATATGCAAATCACGAAAGACTTCGTTGCAAAGAATCACCCGGATATCGCAGCAGCATTCATCGCGGAGGGCCATGCGCAGGGTCACGCCCAGGGTCGATCCGAAGGCATGAATGACGGCGCGACCCGTGAGCGTGAACGCATCCTGGCGTTGGATGCCCTACCCGCACGCGGCCACGAAGCGCTGGTGGCCACGCTCAAAGCGGACGGGAAGACCACTGCTCCCGAAGCGGCGCTGCAGCTGCTGCAAGCCGAACAAGCCAAGGGTGGCAAGATGCTCGCGGCATTGATAAAGGATGCACCGAATGCCGTACCCGCCGCGCCGGAGCCGGAGGCAAACGGCCGCACTGCCGAGGATGACCGTCCCGTAGAAGACCGTTGCAAAGATACATGGGAAAAGGATGCGAAGATCCGCGCCGAGTTTGGCACCCTGGAAACCTTTACTGCTTTCGAAAAAGCACAGGCCACCGGGCAAGTCCGCATACTCGGTAAAAAAAGCTAAGCAATCCCGAAACAGAAACACACCGCGACCCGCCAGCAAGGCGGGTTTTTTATGCCCAGTTTTTTGAAAAGGAAATCACAATGAAATTCACGAAATCCCTTGTTTGGAATGTCGCTTTGGCTGCGCTCGTGGTGGGATCGGCGCTTTTCTTCGGCGTGCCCCAGACCGCCGACGCAACGTCGCTCCTGCCGCTGGTTGCCGGCTTCGGCATGACCACGCTGGCAGCAAACTTGCCGCGCGCGTATGAGTTTGGAAGCCGTAACGACATTCCCATGGTTGCAAGCGACATTATCTACGAAGGCGCTGCCGTAGGTATTGTTGCTGCCAGTGGCCATGCCCGCCCCTTGGTAGCAGCTGACGGCTTTGCCGGGTTCGCGGAAGCGAAAGCAGACAATTCAGCAGGTACCGCGGCTGCGATAAATGTACGCGTGATCACCCACGGCCTGATCCAGTTGCCGATTACCAGCCTGGCCATTACCAATATCGGGGCTGCCGTTTACGCCTCCGACGACAACACCTTCACGCTCACCTCAACCTCCAATACCAAGATCGGCAAAGTAGTCCGGTTCGTGTCTTCCGGCGTCGGCGTGGTGGCGTTCGAAGCCTTCACATCCTAAAGCGGCGAGCAGAGATACAGTCACCCCAGCAACTCGACAATTTCTTATAAGGAACGAAAATCATGGATCAAAGCATTCTCTCAAGCCGGGCGGTCATCGGCATGTATTACGCTCGCTTGGAAACCAATCCCGGTCTGGCGTGGGTCGGCGCGGTGTCAAATATGTTCGGCTCCGACCAGGCCAGCGAATCCTACGCTTTCCTGGGGCAGTCCCCTGCCATGCGCGAATGGATCGGTGGTCGCCAGGCTAAAGGTTTAGACGCAAATTCGCAGATACTGACGAACCGGCATTACGAAGCCACGCTGGAGATCGCCGTGCGCGACGCCCGACGCGACAAGACGGGTCAGATCATCGCTCGCATCAACGAGTTTGCCGACCGTGCCATCACGCACTGGGCCAGCCTGCTTTCCATTCTGCTCATCAATGCACCCAGCGCTGTCTGCTACGACGGCCAGTACTATTTCGATACCGATCATTCGGAAGGAGACTCCGGCACACAAAGCAATGACATCAGCGTCGATATCTCTACCCTGCCCGCTGCGGTTCATGGCGCGAGCGCGGCCACGCCCTCGATGGAAGAAATGCAGCAAGCCATTCTCGCCGGCATTGCGCAGATCCTGTCATTCAAGGATGGCCGTGGCGAACCGATGAACGAGAACGCGCAGTCTTTTATGGTGATTGTGCCCGTTTCCCTGTTCCTGGTCGCCGTTTCCGCTGTCAGCGCGGTGACCACCGCGGCGCTGCAACAGAACCTGAATCCCAACCTTATCGCCGGTCTGAAGATCGACGTTCAAATGAACCCGCGTCTCACCTGGACGACGTCCTTCGCCATCTTCCGCACTGACAGCCCGATCAAAGGACTGATCAGGCAGAGCGAGACTGACGTCGAGCTGAAGGTGAAAGCCGAAGGCAGCGAGTTCGAGTTCGACAATGACGCATGGCAATTCGGGATTGATTCATGGCGGACCGCCGGGTATGGCTACTGGCAACGCGCCTGCTACGTCACGATGACCTGATCGATCGATGGAGTGAGCGGCGGGCTTCTCTTCCCGGGGAGGCCCGTTTTTTCATGGTCTCCAACGAGGATCATGAAAAAACCTATCAACAGGAGGCAACATGAAATACAGAGTCACAGCGGCATACGTTCAACTGCACTCCGGCATTTTGGTGCTGAGCAAGGAACAGGCGCGCGATCGCATGCACAATCTGCGAAAGGTGAAAAGCGGCTATGAGATCGTCAAGCCGGTGCAGTTCAAGCAGGGTGAAGAGATCGGCTACGACGGCGAGTTGACGCATCAACTGGCCGAGATGTTGCAAGCCAAACCGCAAGACAAGGATAGCGATGCGGCTGGTGACGCAGGTGTGCAGACGTCTGCACAAGCAGAGTAAAAGCTGATGGCTTTTGGGGAGGATCTGGACGTTTTCTTCGATCCCACTGAATTCGCCGATGACGTGACATTCAAAGGCGGTGCGATTGCAGGTATTTTCGACGATGCGTATTTCGAGGGCCAAGGGATTCAAGGCAGTCAGCCAGTATTCACCTGCCGATCCCTGGATGTCTCATCCGCCCGCCGTGGCGACATCCTGATCCGCTCCGGTGTGGAATACAAAGTGACCAGCGTCGAACCGGATGGCACCGGTGTGACGTTGCTGAAGCTGGAGAAGCAATAATGCTGATGGATGTCCGCACTAACGTGGATAGGACTCTCGCCGGTATCGTAACACTGCGGTCGGACATCAAGAGTAAGGCAACAATCCGCGCCCTGAATTTCGCCGCCACCAAAGTGAAAACGGAAGTCGGCCGCGAGATTCGCAAGATATACAACATCCGGCTGAGCGGCATCAACCAGGCAACAAAAATTCTTAAAGCGCATCCCCGCCAGATAACGCCGCGAGCCACCGTGAAAATCTCCGGCGGCAATATCGGGCTGATCGAATTTTCCGCCCGGGCCGTAAACCCGTGGAACGTGCCGGGCAGGACCAAGCGCAAGCCGGGCGGCGGCACCAGCGTACGGGTAAAGGTAGCCGGCAGCCGCCGCGTGATAAAGCATGCATTCATCGCGACGACCAAAACAGGCTATCGCGGCGTCTTCATGCGAGAAAGCGTGCCGGGTGCACCGAAAGCCCGCGGGGGAACGCAAGCGTATAAAGACCCGATCGTTAATCTGCGCAGCATCAGCCTGCCGACCGCAGTGAGAAACAAGGCGGTATTGGAGGCGGTCAAGCTAGTGGCCGGCACGCAATTCGAGAAAGAGTTCGCACGGCAGCTCGAACTTCTGGGAAGGAAATAATGGCAGACCACGTCAAAACGCAACTGCGCGCGGCTGTTGTAACACTGCTGACGGGACTCAGCCTGACCGGTCTCCGGGTATTCAAGGGAAGAGTCTATCCCGTGGAAGACGAGGAATTGCCCTGCCTCCTGATCGCTACGCCGAACGAGGAGAATGAATACCTCACGATGGGGTATCCCCGGCGAGTTCGCAACCGGATCACGCTGAGCATTAACGCTCTTGCGAAGATGAATGACGACCTGGACGATCTGCTCGACAGTATCGTCAAGGAAGTAAGAATAGCCATCGCCAATGATCCGACTATTGGCGGCTTGGCGAAAGACGCAATCATCGTCGGAACGGATACGGGCATTCACGGCGATGGGGAAAGGCCCCGAGGCATGGCCGCGATGCTATTTTCGGTGGACATTCATACGAAGGAAGACGCGCCAGACATCGCCATCTAGCCTGACACTTTAGTTGCCCCCACCCCGGCCTCTCGATATTCGAAGGCCGTTTTTTTTGCCCGTCTCTGCGGGCTTTACTTTGAAAGGAAGAAACCATGTCAACACGCTCATCCGCAGGGTCGACGCTCAAAATCTCTGCTTCCACCCCAGCCACCTTTGACGCCGCCGGCTATGGCGCCCTCAGCTTTACCAACATCGGTGAAATCACCGATTTGGGCGAGTTCGGCCGCGAGTACGCACTCATTACCCACAACCCCATCGGCTCCCGCGGCACAGTCAAGAAGAAAGGCTCCTTCAACGAAGGCACGATGGCTCTGAAGCTGGCCTTGGATACCGACGATGCCGGACAGATTCTGGTGAAGGCGGCAGCGCTTTCCGATGCCGACTACAGTTTCGTGGTCACCACACAAAACGGTGACAAGTATTACTTCCAGGCGCAGGTGATGAATTTCAAGGTGGGGCTCAGCACTGTCGATGCCATCACCAGCGCGAGCGTCAACCTGGAGCTGACCAGTTCATCCTCCGGCGTCGGCGTCGTCGAATCCCTGGCTGCCTGATCCGAACCCTTAGGAGAAAACAATGGCATCGACATTTTCAGGAAGGCTTGCGTTGAACCTGGACGCCACGCTCAACAGCGCGCTGGACGTCGGGAACGGCGAATACCGTGCGCAATGGGGATCCAGTTATGTGCTGGAAAACGGCACGGGGGCGAACCAGGCAAACGCGCTATTTACCGACACGCGCACGCTCTCCGCGTCTGCAAACGAAAACCTCGACCTTGCAGGCTCACTGGTCGATGCGTTCGGCGCCACCATCACTTTCGACAAGATCAAGGCGCTGATCGTCAAAGCCGACGCGGCGAACGTCAACGACGTGCTGGTCGGGGGAGCCGCTTCCGCGCAGGCCTCGGCATTCTTCGGCGACGTGACCGACGTGGTCAAGGTCAAGCCTGGCGGCACAGTCGCATTCATCGCGCCCGATGCCAACGGTTACGACGTGACCGCGACTACGGCGGACCTGCTGAAGATCGCCAACAGCGCAGGCAGTACGTCGGTCAGCTACACGATCATCATTATCGGCGTTGTTTAACGCTACTCGAGCACCGGCCAAGGCCCGCTGCCCTTCGCGGGGAGATGGGCTTGGCACGGGCATTTCTAACTCCGCGAAAGGAACAAAAATCATGTTTGACATTAGCAAACTGGCAGTAAACGAAACCACTACCATCCATCTGCGCGGCGCGGACGACGAACTATTGTTTGCCGAGGGAGATGCCATCAAGCCGATTACCATCACCGTTTATGGTCCAGGAACCAAGGCATTCAATAAGGCGCAAGGCGCACGCAATAAGGCCGTGTTAGAGCGCTTCCAGCGCAAGGGCAAAAACAAAGCGGACACCACGCTCGAGGACAACGCGGAGTTCCTCGCCTCCGTAACCGTCAGTTTCAATAATTTCCAGTATCGCGACCTGGAAGGATACGAGCAATTCAAGGCCTGCTACCTGGACACGAAGATCGGATTCATCGCCGAGCAGGTCATGAAGGAACTCGGTGACTGGTCAAATTTTACGAAGGGCTCTACGAAGAGCTAAGCCTGTATATCCGGCAAACCGCCTGGCTCCAGGCGGTACCGGAAAAAAAGAAAACACAGAAGCTTTCAGCAATTGAAGCACCCGATCCCGTTTCCCGCATCGAGACCATACGGGATAACGGCGGAGAGATCCTGCTGCCGCCGGTGGAGGAAGGGGAATACCTGATCGACTACTTGCTCCAAGTGGGGCCAGCGAGCAGCTCGGGCATGGGCCTAGCGGTAATTAGCTTCACCGAATTACAAGCCTGGCAGGCCTGCGCAGGCATTGTCCTGCAGCCCTGGGAAGGACAGATCCTTCGTAGGCTGTCTGCGGACTATATCACCGAGAGCGTAAGAGCTGAAAAACCGGATTGTCCGCCACCCTATGGGAATCCGGAGTTGGAGTTTGACCGCGACGTTGTTGGAAAAAAAATCGCGAATGCATTGAAGGCTTTTGCGCGCGCCCAAAGGTAAGCATGAACATCGCCACGTTATCGATCGAAATACTCGCTCAGGTCACCCGGCTCGAGCAGGGTATGTCCCAGGCCAAGAATATCATCGGCCGGACGATGGGAGATATCGAGCGCTCGGTTGAGTCGGTCAACAAGGTACTCGGCCTGGTCGGCGTGGGATTGTCCGCCGGCGCAGTAGTTGCTTATGCCAACAAAGTGATCGGATCGCTCGCCGATCTGGATGACATGGCGCAGAAGACAGGATCCTCGGTCGAGAACTTATCAAAATTCCAGCAGCTATCGGTGGAGTTCGGCCATGACTTCAATCTCATGGATACGTCCCTATCGAAGTTGGCGAAAGGCATGTCGCAGTTCGACAGCGAGACCAACTATACCAGTAGGGCGCTAAAGGCCCTGGGGGTGGAGTCGCGCGACGCGGCAGGCAAACTGCGTGACCCTTCAGATGTCATGATCGACATCGCCAAGCGCCTGCAAAACTACAGCGACGGTGCAGGGAAAGCGGCGCTCGTTACCGACCTTTTCGGGAAGTCCGGCGCGGACCTGCTGCCGATCCTGAACGACATGGCCGAGAATACCGACCGGTATCGTGGGGTCAGCGCTGAATCCGCTGCAGAGGCAGCGAAGGTACAGGACCAGATCGGTAATTTAAGCAGAGAGGCCGATCAGTTGGCTCAGTCCATAATAGGCAAGCTCGTCCCGGCTTTCAGCGACATCCTGAAGGCAATGACCGACGGGACCCGACAAGGTGGCGTCTTCCAGGGAATCCTGGCCAGTATCGCCGCCTTGTCAAAGAACCTGTTCAATACCGACAGGCTGCTTCCCCAGGATCAAAAAATCGTCGCCCGATTGCAGGAAATCCGGGGCGAGATGGATGCGATACTGGAACGGCGCAAGGCGTGGTACATGCCGTCGAATTATGCTGACAGCGAGCTGCAATCGCTGAACCTTGAAGCCGTCGCCCTCCAAAAGGAGCTCACCCTCCTGCAGCAAGTGAATGAGGAGAAAGCGAAACCGGACAAGCCGCAGCTGGAGTATCTTGGAGGAGCGGAAGGGGCGGACACGGCATCCGCCTACGAGCGCGCAAGCAAGGCTGCAGGGGACTACATCCAGCGCCTCAAGGAAGAAACCGAGAATGTTGGACTGAACACGGTCCAGCTGAAACTGATGGCCGCCGCCCGGGCTGCGGCCCAGGCCCCGCTAGAAACCCAGCGCATGGCTATCATGCAGGAAGCGCAGGCCTGGGCGCTGGCGACGCAAGCGCAAGAGGCAAATGTCGCCGCCGCGAAGGCACTGCAGGACGAGGAAAAAAAACGCCTGGACGGTTACGCCGCCCTCGTCGCATCCGATGAAAAATCTCTGCAATCCCTGAAGGAAAAAAACGACCTCCTGCAGTACGGTGCCAGCGCCGTGCAAGAAATGGGGCAGGCCGACCTGCAGGCGGCGCTCGACCGCGCCTGGGCGGCTGACCATGTTGATCCCGAAGTGATCAGCATGCTCGAGCGGAGGATCGAGCTGTCGAAGCAGATAGGTGTCGAGATGAGCCGCGGGGCGATGCTGCAAGCCGAGAAGGATGCGGCAAAAGCCGCCAGCGATGCTGCCAAGGCGTCGGACGATGAATGGAAGCGTATGTTCGGATCCGTCGAACAAACCGGCCGGATGGCATTCGTCCAACTTCTGGCCTATGGAACGGGTACGGCCAAATCCATCGGGCAAGCCATTAAGGCATCGATCATCGACATGCTTTTCCAGCTAACAGCGCGGAAGTGGATCATCAATATCGAGGCATCTTTAAGTAGCGCGTTGGCCTCGGGCGCGGCCAATGCCGCTGGGGGAGCCATCGGCAACAGTTTCAGCCTGATGAACATCGCCTCCGGCGCGAAGTCGATCTTTAGCGCGTTCACGGGCGGGGCGTCAGGATTGGTCGAGGCAATCGGCACATCCGCCATCGGCCAAGCGCTCGGCCTTGGCGTTGCGGGCGGGTCCGCCCTTGGCGCTGGGGTTGGCGCTGGCGCCGGAGCAGGAACGGCTTTTATTGGTGGCACAGGAACCGCTCTCGGCGGCACTGGCGCAACCGCTGCCGGGCTTTCTGGCATGGGTGGGATGCTGGCCGCTGCCGCCGGGCCTGTCGCCATTGCCGCCGCGGTCGACACGATATTTAGACTGATCGCGGGCAACAAGACGATCAAGGGAGCGGAAGCGTTGAGCTATGTTCCAGTCATTGGTCCCATCGTCAATGCGCTCTTCGGCATGGGACCGAAGAAGCTGGGCCCAGCAGAGTTGACAGGAAACTTTAGCAACACCGGTTTCAGTGGGCAGTTCGAAGCGGACTGGACGCGCAAGGGCGGGCTGTTTTCGTTTGGCAAGAAGAAAGGCCGGCGCGCACTCGGCATTTCTGCAGAGCAGGATGCTGCGTTGGATGCAATGGTCGGAGATATTTCGTCATCCTTCCTGGAACTGACAAAAACCACTGGCGATGCCGGCCGATCCCTCGATGGCTGGACGTTCCAGGTCAAGAGGCAGATCGATACAGAGGAACAGCAAGAGGCTTTAACGAAAGACCTCACCAACTCAATCGGCGAAAAGCTTATCCCTGAGCTCACGCTTATCCAGCAGAAAGGCGAAGACCTCGCGGATACGGCCTCGCGCGCAAGCGGCGAGTTCAAGCTGATGAATTCCGTGCTCGATATCACCGGAATGACGTTGAACAAAACAGGCCTGGCGTCCCTTGGAATGCGTGATCAGATCGTCCTGCTCCTCGGTGGCCTGCAGAATGCAGGGAGCGTACTTCAGACGTTCTTCGATAATTTCTACAGCGACGCGGAACGCACGGCCAGCGCCGGCCGGATCATGACGGACGAACTTAACAAGCTTGGCATAACCACGCTTCCGACTACAAAAGAGCAGTTCAGGGATCTAGTGGAGGCACAGGACTTGAATACAGATGCCGGCCAGAAGATGTTCGCCGCCCTTATCCAGCTGGCCCCTGCCTTTGCATCGATCACCGACGCCATCAGCAAGGCAGCAGATGACGCAGTGGCCGAAGCAAAGCGGATAGCCGATTCGATACAGCTTCTGACCACAGATTCATTTGAGACCCTCTTCGACTATACGAAATACATCCGTCTAGCTGCTAATGCCGGCGTCACGGCAGCGCAGCCTGCCGGTCCAGTATTCCAACCAGGAGGGCAGGTCTATCTGCCCGGCTTCGCAATAGGAACGAACGAGGTGCCGCGGGATATGACCGCGAGAATTCACAAAGGCGAGCGCATCATCCCTGCCGCGGATAATCGGGAGCTGATGCGGCGGCTAAGCCAACCGCATGAAGGAATGCAAGTGCTTGTCGATGAAATAAGGCGCCTTCGCGAGGAGAACCGGACGCAGGCGCTGCTTATTGCCAGCAACACCGGCCGGACCGCGAAATCGGTAGAGCGAATGTCAACTGTTCAGGAAAACTGGGACGTAAACGGGCAGCCGCCTGAGCGCACATGATAATAGTAGAACCTATCGCTATAACCGATGCAGCGCTACTGGCGAGCAACGTATCGGAGACGCTCTACCCGCCCTACGACCCCGGCTATGTTTTCGCGCAGGGGGATCGGGTATCGGTAGTTGGTCCTGAGACACACCAGGTCTACGAGTCCCTCATCGACGGGAACATGGGGAATACGCCCTCGACCTCTCCCACCAAATGGATCTATGTCAGCACTACAAATCCGTGGCTGATGTTCGATCTGTCGGTGACCTCCCAAACCATCAATGAAGATAGTATCGAGGTGACGATCCAGGCATCGGGACGAGTATCGTGCATTGCCCTCATGAATATCTCGGCACTCGAGGCGCACGTTGTCATGACAGACGCCATCGACGGCGTGTTCTATGACCAGACGCATAGCCTTGTTTCGACCTTTGGCATCAATAACTGGCACGACTACTTTTTTAACCCGGTAGTCAGATTACAGGACTTGATCCTTACCGACCTTCCGCTTTACACGTCCCCGATCGTGACCGTGACGCTTTCCGCGCCCGGGGAAGCCGTGAAGTGCGGCGCATTTATACTTGGCCAGGGGATAACTGTAGGTGACACCTTATTCGGCGCCTCGGTCGGTATACAGGATTTCTCCGTCAAGCAGCAAAACGAATTCGGTGACTATTTCATCGTCAAGCGTGCTTTCCGGAAGATCGGGAGCTTCCCAGTAAGGGTAAAGGCGCAACGCGTGGATATGCTCCAAAACCTGCTGGCAAGACGGCGTTCCACACCCACACTCTATGTTGGAACTGGGGAATATGCGTCCACCACAATTCTGGGATTCTTTAAGGAAGTGAGTACGACGCTCAACTACCCGACAGAGTCAGACTTGTCGATTGAAATCGAGGGGCTCACATGAGCGGATATTTTGAGCCCGAGTACATCGAGGAAGATTATTTTGAGGAAGAGTTCATGGCTATAACACCCCTTCCCCCACCGCCCCTGATCACAGATCTGGACCCGGTGTTTTCACAAAAAGCCGGTGTTTTCTTGCCGGCTTTAGTTAAATTCGCGTTGGAGCTTGAAACGTTCGGCACAGCGATGAACAACAATTCGACGAACTCGACCAGCACGACGTCGAACACTATCGCGAGCTCTGGAACTGTGACTTTCACAGTGGACACGGGAAAAAGCTATTTGCCGGGCCAGACTGTCAAGGCCGCTTCGACGCTGAACGGAACGGTGTGGATGCAAGGTGAGGTGATCGCCTATAACCCCGCTACAGGCGTGCTCAGCATCGTAATGAATGCCAGCCAAGGATCCGGGACGATATCGGATTGGACCTTGTCGATGTCCACCTCTATCGCCAATCCAACAGGGTCGCTGACGAATGACTTTTCAGTGCAATCTCTGACTCATGCAATAGGTTCTGCGATCGCTTCGGCTGCGACGATCGATCTTTCATCTGTCACTGGCAACTTCGTCCACGTTACCGGGAACACGGGCATTAACGCGGCAATCATGACGCCTGGAAAAGATGTGTGGGTGATCTATGACGGGACTCCAATTCTCGGCCATCATGCCACGAACCATAAGCTGAACAATAATGGGTCTAACATTACCGCCGCCGTTGGTGGCATGGCGTTATATACCTTTGACGGCACCACTGTTCGCGTTATCTATTTCGCGCCCAACGGTAAAGCAAACCAGGAGACCGCCCCTCCTGCTGGTGCGCCAATTGGATCGTTCCTGCTATTTGCCGGGTCTAGCGCGCCTCCTGGGTATATGGCGTGTCCCACTTCCCAAACCAACATAAGCCGCACTACATACGCTGCTCTCTTCGCTGTTATAGGAACAACCTGGGGAACCGGAGACGGCTCGACCACATTTGGACTGCCTTGGTTCAAAGCAGACTATGCAATGGTCCAGGCAAATTCGAATGTGGGCACGACAAGCACTGGTTCAGTTAAAGCGCACACACATCCCTATGACGTATACACACTTGCGAATCCGGGAACGGGTACCGGAGGTAACAGCCCGCAATCAAGCACTACATCGTCAACGACAGGCTCGACAGGAGGAACTGACAACCTCGCAGCCGGCTCCCGCGTGTTGATCTGTATCAAATACCAGTAAGAGGTATCCATGAAAAAGACAGTCTATCTCTACGATCCTGTAACTTTGGCCCCTACCACGCCCTACGATGCCCAGGAAAGCCCTCTTGAACCCGGCGTCTTCATCACGCCAGTTTGCTCCGTTGACACCCCCCCGCCTGCTGCTGGCCCCAATCAACGCATCTTTTTCGATGGGGTTTCTGGCTGGGTCGTGAAAGATCTTCCGGTCCCGACAGAGGCCGAGCAATTGGAGGCCCAGGTCGCAAGTTACCGGCTTGCAGTACGCCAACACATGAGCGCGGTGGCGAAGGCCTCGCCGGAGCATTTCAATAGTATCAGCGAGGCGAAAAGCTTTACCGGCATAGATAACCCCTACCGCACGGTTTCCGAGGCGTTCACGATCTGGGCCGCCCAAGTGCAGACGTCTGCAAATACGACTCTGGACGCGGTGCTCGCAGGGGAAACTTCCCTGCCGGCGTTGGACACGCTGATCGCATCACTGCCAGCATGGGTGCATCCGTAAAATGGCCATCATCACTTTACGCAAGGTCAAGGGCTCCAAGCTCAACTCAACAGAGGGAGATGCCAACTTTAATAATCTGAACGTTGAGGTCATGGCGGCCACCGCCAATGTGCTGAAGGTCAATGCGAACCTGAGTTCGTTTGGCGTACTGGATACGACGGGCAAGCTTGTGCGGAAAAGCTTCACGCCCAAAGACCTCACCAAGTCATACGGGACGCTGATCACCGCCTGGGCGGGTGCAACATACGCGAATGGCGGCCTGCAGGTTGATTCCGATGCGTGTCCGGATAGCGCCGCATATTCGTACGTTCTTGCCAAATTGCCGGGGAAAGATACCGATCCGGTCGCCACAGTAACCGTCACGGGTCTGAGCATTGTTTGCAACACCGTGAATGATTTAGTGATATGGGCTAAGGCTACCGCGCGGGCCGGGGACGTGATTACGACCGCAATGCCATTACAGGTGTACCTCGGCGTCGGCGGATTCACCAAGAATGCAAACATCACAGCGCTAGCCCCAGCGGATGGCCTGTGGCATCCGCTTCTGCTGAACAAATTCAATTTCACACAGGCCGGTGGCTTCCTGTTCACAAGCTCGGATGTGATCACCCAGATTCGGATCAAGCCAATTGACGTAGCGCAGGATGCAGCATACGGCTACGACACCCCGAAGGCGACTGGTAACGAAAGCATCACTCTTGGCCCGGTTCGGTACAACCCGACAAGCCGCGCCAAATTTATGATCCGCTTCGATGACTCGATTGGCGACCTGGCGCAGCCCGTAGTCACCAACACATTCTCTCTGCCGGACGGAACAGTGGCGCCCGCTGCCGGCTGGTCTGCCCTTACCCTACTCAATCATTACGGGTTCCGCGCGAGTTGCTTTCACCTGCCCAGGAGGATAGGAACTTCAAACAGTATAGTGACGCACGCTACCTGGGATGACCTGAAAATCCTGGCAAATGCCGGATGGGATAACTGCTTTCAGAGCTACTTCGACCCGGCGAATAGCAGTTTTAATGACGGAATCCGGCTTCTTGGCCCGGATGGGTATGCGGCAAGGACGGTGGCGTCAGTTAACACGACGTCCAACACAATTACAGCGTCTGCCGTTCACGGAATATTTACACTGGGCGGGTATGCAGGGTATCCCATCGTATTCTCCGGGACTAGCCTTCCCGCGCCGCTTGTTACGGGGAAAGTCTATTGGGCGGTGGCCACGACCACGACCGCATTTGCGCTCTATCCGACAGAAGTAGACGCAATCAACAATACCAATGTAATTGATATAACGACCACGGGAACAGCGGCGAACTTCACATTCAGATACGGCTTCGCTCGAAATGACTATACCCGGTACGCGGAAGATATTGAGCTAGGCCGTCGGCTCTTGATCGACAATGGCTACGAGGAAGAGTCGAAGTACTGGGCAGTGAATCAAGGCGCGAGTGACGGCGAAGTGATGAAAGCGGCGGTAGCTGCCGGTATCAAGGCCGTTTTTGGTATCTACAAGGGCGCTACTCCGAGTTTCTTTTTCGGTCAGTATCCGCACACCGAGAATAACGGTACGAATCCGGCGCTGGACTGGAAGGCCATCATGAAAATTGTGGGTGGCATTCAAACCGATGCTGGCAGCGGAGTGGTAACGGCGACCGATGCGCGCAATTATGTTGACAGCGTGGTCGCGGCGGGAGGCTGGGGGCAAAACTATCACCACCGCATTACGAATTTAAATGGACCTGTGCTTGCCGCCCTCCTGGATCAACTCAAGATCAAATCTGATGCAGGACTCATTGACGTCGTGACCGCAACAGAACTGCCACTTTAAAAACTCAGGAATTCAGATACCGGCCGCGTCGAGCGGCTTTTTTTACGCCCAGGGGAATCATGCCAATTGATGTGTGGATGTGGATCGGGGGCCAGCTCGTAGCGGGCGCGGCAATTTGGGGCGGGATTAGAGCAGATATCCGCGCAATGCATACCAGGATAGAAGACGCAAAGAAAACGGCTACTGAGGCCCATAACCGCATCGACAGGATACTCGAACGAGGAGGAGGTCACTGATGACACCAATCGCTTTCATTACAGCGATCCGCCCGGGGGCGGACTGCTGCGAAATTGAAAAGGGTATTCCGTCCGGCTTCAGCGTGGCCCAGGCCGCGCTCGAGTCAGGATGGGGAACGTCTGGGCTAAGCGTCAAAGCAAAGAACCTTTTCGGGGTGAAAGCCGACAAGGCTTGGCTGGGCCCCACCATCACCATGATGACCAGCGAGCACATCAACGGGCAGTGGGTGCGCCTGCCCGCGAGATGGCGGGCGTATGAGACGTGGGAGGAATGCATCCTGGATCATGCGAAATTCTTCCACGTGAATCCGCGCTACAGCAAGGCGCTGCAATACCCCCATGATGCAATCCGATTCGCCGAGGAAGTCGCGGCCGCAGGGTACGCAACAGATCCTGAATATGCAGAAAAACTTATACGGATAATCCAAAGCCACAAATTATGAAACCGATAGACTTCGACTGGAAGCAGGGGACCACGTCGATAGTTTGGGAAACTCCTACATGTGGAATCGTCCGCTTCCACGTGCAAGGAGATATGGATGAGCGACCCAAATACAGGGGCGTTGTGTTCCTCAAGCGCAGCCCAAAATCCGACACGGCTCAAAAATTAATCGACATGCTCCAACGGTTGAATGCGGGCCGGGATTGTGAGTTCAAGGCCATGGTGTGCTATCCGCCTCCCGAGCCGGTAGAGCATAAAAACGTGAAGGGGAAGCTGAAATCAATGGGTCTGCGAGTGTTTTCCCGGCGGCTCCGGGAAGATGGAACCGTGCAGATAAAGTACTTCTGATCGCACGAAATCTGATCGACGCACAGGCTCTACGTTCGATTTAAAACACATGGTTAATGGTTTGGTATGCCCGCATTCGCGGGCGTTTTTATTGGAGAAAAAGAAATGCAATTTAGAACAATGATGCAACTCATGATCGGGATCGTCGGCTTTGTAATCTGGACCTTCATCGTCTTTTACGCTCCCGAGCTGCAGAACAGCGAATACCTGAAATTTGTCCAGGGTGCCGTTGTTGTTGTGGTCGGCCTGGCGCTGCGGGACACAACTCAGGCCAAGGTGGAACAAGAGGTGCAGGACCGGGTAAAGGATGAAATTAAGACCAAGGAAGGGGAGGTGCAATCGTGAAATACATCATCCTCGCAATCGCGCTGGCGTTGACCGGCTGCCAATCACTGACAATGGCCGGATCCAGTGCGTATACGCTGCGGCAGACCACGGATGAGTATGGTCATCCGGGCTTCGAGCTGCTGGTTAAATCCGGTAAGGAAATCGCCCAGGTCAAGGCGAGGTTGGAGAAGGACGGCGACAAAATCATCGTAGACCTGGAAGAGACCGGCGTTGCAGCTTTCGAGGGACAGCGAATCTCGGCCGATGCTCTCAAGATTGCGTCGGAACAGGCTGCCAAGGCTGCGGTAACGGCTGCTCTTGCCGGCGCTGGCGCCGGAATAATTCCACTGGTCGGGAATGCCATTTCTAGCGGAGGTTTGCCCGCAGCTGCAGCCGGAGCTGGGGGCGCGTTGCTTCTGGACCGTACGCTATCCAAGCCAGCCGCACCTGCTAATTCAGCCGAGCCTGCGCCGTGAGCACCTTGTTCGCGCGCAGGAGCAAATTTTACTCCCGGCTGAGCATGACGTTGATGACGGACTGCAATGATCAGCCGCTGCGGAACAGGGATGGACGGCAGTTCTACCAGGTCAACGAGCCTTTGGTTTACCGTTCCGACGTGGCCAGCACGATCATAAAAGTGCCGGAGGGATTCGTCACGGATCTTGCCTCGATCCCGCGACTGCCATTCGTTTACCTGCTGTTGAACGGTTTCGCGGATGAAGCCGGCGTGGTGCATGACTACCTGTATAGCGTCGGAACTCTGCCACGGGATGTGGCCGACAAGGTGCTGTACGAGGCCTGCATACTTACAGGGGTATCAGCCTGGAAGGCCAGCGCGATATATGCCGGCGTGCGGGTTGGCGGCGCCAGTCATTACATGCGGGGATAATTGATCTTCCCCTTGACAATACAGACATTGTCTGTATAATGGGACCCGTCAGCACATCGCAGACACCGCGCCTCGGGACCAGGGGCTGGGAGAAGAAAATGGCAATGATCGGAAACTTGAATGCTCAAGACGTAGCGCAATACATCGACTACACCAGCGAAGTGCTGGAAGCCGCCAAAGAATGCGGCTTTGATTATTGGCTCGTCGTCAAACTGTCCGCCAGAAAAGCGGCATTGGTAACAGGAAACGGGGTTAACCTCGTTCCTTCATACGAAACCATACTAGCCAGAAAAGACTTCGACGGCGAACCCGAGTTTTACCTCTAAAAATGCCGAACCACCCCAACCGCTCCAAACGTACGCCCCGAGAGGGGCGTAATCCATCGCCGGAGGAAATCCGCGCTAGCAGGGAGACATCCGGGCTTTCTCAGACTCAGGCTGCTGCCCTGATCTACTGCGATATGACGGCTTGGCAGAAATGGGAATACGGGGAGCGCCGCATGCACCCCGCATTTTGGGAGCTTTTCCAGCTCAAGGTAAAGAAATGAACCCCTGCCGCCCACGCGATCACCTCATTGCGGCGGGTAAACGCTTTCCTGATGCCTGGGTGCAGGCAGACTCTTTCCGCTCAGACCGCGGCAGCGGGCTCCCGGCCTGGCCGCAGTGGTGTTTCTTGCCTCTAGCCGGATGGTATGCAATCGTATCAGGCGGCGGAGCTAACCGCCTTTCTCTCGATACTGTCGGCGATGTGGCTCGACTCGCAGGCCTCGGCGCTTGGCGTGTCACTCAAGGCATATATCGCTTCGACCCTGATCTATACTCGGCCATCGGCGATACGCCGATCTCCGGCGACCTTCCACACGATGTGCTGTACCGGCTTCCAGAGTGGTGCGTGTATATCGAGACTCCGGGCTTGATGTGGAGTAAGGCTGTGCTACACGGCTTTTTCGCGCACCTAGAGTCTGATGCCAACAACGGCCGTCCTGAGCTGCGTCTGCTACTCGATACCGAGAGCAGCCTTACTTCTCTACCCTTGCATCTTGGCTCCTGGTCTCTGGCCGAATCCATTCGACGGATGACCGATACAGCATCGATCCATGCAATGGGAGCGGGAGTATCGACTCCTACCGGCCTAGCAAAACCGCTTTCCGAAGCTGTAGAGCCTCTCATCTCGCTGCTGCTTTACCTGTGCAGCCAGAATGCCGAGATCGGCGACGGCAGGCACCTTCCTGCGAATCCTAAGCCAAAGAAAACCAAACGTGGCCCACGAATTTTTGCACCAGATAAGCCGACAACATGGGACGTGGGAGTAAGACTGGGAGCTGCACTGCGTCAGGCACGTGCCGCCGGTGAAACGGGCGACGGAGTCCATGCCGGGCCGCGGCCGCATATTCGCCGAGCTCACTGGCACGGATTCTGGTCAGGCCCCAAAGCTGCAAACAGGAAGTTCTCGCTGAAGTGGCTGCCGCCGATCCCGGTCAATGTCGAGTCACCGGATGAACTGCCGGCGACAATCCGGCCGGTCAAGTGAGCACCCCTGGAAAGAATTGCGGAAAAAACTACGAATTGCGGAAAAAACGGGTTCCGCTGCTGGCTTTTTCTTACACCGTCGCCACTGTGACATAAATGTGACGTAAGTGAGGTGATAATGCCCCAAAATACCGCTAAACAATGCTAATTATGAAATTGGCGAGCGTAAGAATAGCAGTAATATCAATAAGTTAAAGAATGCAGTAAAGCGTCCGTCCCCTTGACATGGTGGGGGTCGTTGGTTCGAGTCCAATCGCGCCTACCATGATTTCCGGATATCATTCCCCAGCAAATCCCTCAGACAATCAGATCCTTCCTCGAAACGCTCCCATAATAAAAAACGGC